ACGCTGACTTTCATCAGGTAGTAGCAGACATGGCTAACATAAGTCGTAAAGAAGCTAAGATTATAAACTTAGGGTTAAGTTATGGCATGGGTAAAGACAAACTAGTTAAACAATTAGATCTTTCTATGCAAGAAGCAGAGATACTATTTGACACGTACCATAAACGCGTACCCTTTATTAAGGGGTTACGTGATCAATGTGCTAGGTTAGGGGCTAACCGTGGATACATTACTACTATAGCTGGTCGTAAATGTAGATTTAATCTATATGAACCTAGAAACGATAGACAACCAGCTTACCCTTATGAAAAAGCTGTTAGTGAGTATGGTAGTCAGGTTAAAAGAGCGTATACCTATAAAGCTATGAATAGGTTAATACAAGGCTCAGCAGCAGATATGACTAAGCAAGCTATGGTAGAGTTATACAAAGAAGGTATCCTCCCCCATACTCAAGTACATGATGAATTAGATATTTCGGTAACTGACCCTGACCAGTGTGAATTAATTATGCAGGTTATGTCAGACTGTACACCTTTATGTGTTCCCAATAAAGTTGATGCAGAAATAGGTGAGAGTTGGGGAAAAGCAACAGTTCATTATAAGGAGTTTTTTAATGAGTAAACGTATAGAGAAAGAAAAGATGTATTCTGAAATAGTTTTGAATTCAAAGAAAGGTAGAACTCTTGAGGAGTTAGGTATAGAGTATGGTGTTACTAAAGCACGTGCATGGCAGATTGTAAGGTTTACTGAAATAGGTAAAGGTGATTACTACACAGGATACAAAATGTTCATGGACAGGAAATCTGAAATAGATAAGACACCAGATGCCACCACTAAAGAACGAAGTCAAATGTTGAGAGAGTGGTTAAACTCTCAAAATATACGGCTTATAAAAGGTAAGTATGACTCTTCAACCGTTGGTTAATGATCATTTTGAATATCCTTTTAATCACTAGTGACGTATAGTTTAATAAAGGTAGTTAGCTAATACAGGCTAACAAAACAACCTTTAAGGAGGTATATTATGGCAGCAGCCGTTGAAACTATGGCTTATGCAGGGGAAGTTCCCTGGCATGGGCTAGGCGTTAAAGTCGACAATGATTTAACACCTGAAGAAATGTTGGTACAAGCTGGTCTTGATTGGTCAGTAAGTAAGCGTGAAATATTCACATATGATAACGCTGACCCTGATAAGTCTAACGACTTAATTATGGCACCTAACCACTCACTACTCGTACGTGATAGTGATAACCAAATATTTGGACCATGTGGACCAAAGTTTATACCCACCCAAAATAAAGACGCCTTTACGTTTTTCAAGAAGTTTACCGACGCTGGTAATATGACTATGGAAACTGCAGGTTCTTTAAAAGACGGGCGTCAAATATGGGGTATGGCTAAAGTAGATGAAAGCTTTACCTTACCAGGAGACGATAGAGTACTAGGTAACTTACTTGTGTCAGTTAGTCATGAGTGGGGTAAGTCTAATGAAATTAGGTTTACACCTATTAGGGTAGTTTGTAATAATACTCTTAGTATGGCGTTAGCTGATAAAAGTCAGCCTAACTTTAAAATGGCTCATACTAAAGCCTTTGACGGTGACTTAATAGCTACCGCAGAAGAAGCTTTAGGGTTAGCGAGTAGCCGTATGAAAGAGTACAAAGAAGCAGCAGAGTATTTATGTAGTAAAAAGTACACTAAAGATAGTGTAGTTTCCTACATAGCAGAGTTAATGCAACCTAAACTAGCGTTACAGCAGAAGATACTAGAAAACACTACTGATGAAAAAGCGTACGTGGCTCGTGCTACTATGTTAGACGAGTTCCAGCGTGCACCTAGTAAGGTTTATGAAGCGTTAGAGTTACAGCCAGGAGCCAACTTAAAAAGTAGTGCGGGTACTTGGTGGGGAGCTATGAATGCAGTTACCTTTGTGGTTGACCATAAGTGGGGACATGACCGTGACGCAGCAATGCATAACGCTTGGTTCGGAGCTAGGGCAGGTTTAAAAACTAGAGCCATGACTAAAGCTATTGACTACGCTAACGCTGTATAATGCACCCAGCGTATAATATAAACTTTGTGTACTTCCTACCTGACTTTCCTAGTCGGGTAGTGAAGTTTCCCATGACTGAGATGCATAAAATTAATGGTGGTGGTATTTACATAGGAGATCCTATGTTGATGTCTCCACCGTTATCTGTTGAACAAGCCGAACGTTGGTATAAAGTTCACACAGGTAGAAAAAAGAAATTTGATACGCCTAAATGTGGGCAGTTTGATCTATATAAAGTACTGATGAAAAAAGCAGTGCCCTACACCGAGGAAGATATGAAAAATCTATATAAAAACCATAAGGTAGATATACCTAAACCTAATAACTATTGTAAGACTGTCCGTGGTCGTGACCCATACGACACTAATCAAATACTTACTAGAACTGATAAAGAACCTATGAGTCAAAAGAATAAAGAAAGGCTCAAAAGTTATCTAGGTACACCAACCATTCAAAAGGTTTTAGACAAAGGCGTACTGACTCTTAATGATATAAAGTACGATATAAAGCTAGGCTATATTACTAAAGGATCCTAGTTTTAGGCTTACTGTAAGCCGTTTTAAGCCTTTGATTTAAGTATTAGGTACTAAGGCTATAGTTTTATAATCAAACCGTCTCGACCTTTTTAAAAATAACTTTACATTTTCCTTTACTTGGGTATAAATGGTATATAATATATTTATATACTATTTATTAGGAGTAAATATGAATAAGAATGAAAAACATTGGGTAGTAAGCTACGGCACTAAATCCCTCGATAACAGGGAAGAAATACTTTGTGGAGAAGAAAAAGAAGTAGAGGGCTGTTGTAACTTAATTGACCAAAGGTATAACCCAGAAACTATTTACGTATTCACTAGACCACACACCAGTCAAATAGAAGGTTATTTCTGGAAAGGCGGGAATATATTAGTCAATGGAAAATAATACTCAAGTACCAATACCTGATAGAGCTGCGAGTGCTCCTCAAGTTTATTATTTCTATAGACTAGGAGTAGGTGACCACATGGATATACCAACTCAAGATCCTAAAGAATTAATCAGGGTAAGGGGTGCTGCTAGTATTTATGGTAAACGCAATGGTAAGCTTTTAGTCACCCGTAGTATAATAAACCAAGAAGGTGACAAGATTTTAAGAATATGGAGAAAGGAGTAGTTAATGACCGGAAAAGTTTCCTACTTACGTTGCTCGGCACCTAAATGTACTAACCCTTTAGCAGGTCAAAGAAGAAAATTTTGTTCACCTAGATGTTCACAAAAATCACAAGAACATAAATATAAAGAAGTTTATGCTTCTATGGATTGGGCTGGTGGACCTAGAGGTATGATAAGTGAAGGCTCTATTAAAAAAGAAGAAAGTTTTGTACCTAGAGATGGTCGTTTTAGTATTGATGACTACTATGTAGACCCAGAAATATTTGAAAGAGCTGAACAAAACCATGAAATTTTAATGCTGGCTAGGGCTGAACACGAAGCTAGGGTAGTTATAGATGGTTTAAATATATTTAAAGAATCGTACAATGAACACCATGAAACAAGTTATGAAACTTTAATGTACTTGAAACGTAAAGATGACCCAGAAAAAATATTTCATGGTAACGCAATACAAAGGATGCAATATGCAAAAAACAAAGAAAAAATTAACGCCAAAGCAAGAAAAATACGCTCAGAACGTAGCTAAAGGCATGTCTAAAAAAGATTCTGCAATCAACGCAGGGTACAGTGAAAAAAATGCAGCACGTGCTGGATATACACTAGATTCAGACTCTAACCCACTAGTTAAACAAAGGATAGGTGCTCTGCAACAAAAAGCAGCAAGCAAAGTAGTTTTAGATTTATCTACCCACCTTACTGACCTAAAAGATATAAGAGAAGGGGCAATACGTAACGGGGCATGGTCTGCTGCGGTAACTGCTGAGGTGGCTAGGGGTAAAGCAGCAGGACTTTACGTTACTCGTAGTGAATTGACTGTTAACAGAGTAGACACTATGTCAAAAGATGAAGTGTTAGAACGTATGCAACAACTATACTATGACACAGGCGGAGTATTACCAGCAGGTAAAATTATAGAAGGAGAAGCAGAAGTTGAGTAAATTTTTTGACCATTTGTTGAATAAATTTTTAGAGTGGTCTTGGCAGAGAAAAGCAGATAAATTATTTAGGAAAAGAAATGAATAAGTGGCATGGCGGTAAAGGTTCGAGCCGTAGAAAAAATGACGACCAGAAAAAATACGAGGAAAACTGGGACAAAATATTTAAGAAAGATCGGGAGATCAGTGACTTAAAGAGTGTTACCGAAGACAAACCAATACAGAAAAAATGGAGAAAAAATGGATAGATCAAAACCCTATAGAATTAAAAACACAATGTTAGCTATACAATCAGATTGGATGATTGATCAAACTACCCTAGCTGTAATAAAAGACTCTGAATCAGAAATTATAAAATTTCATGAAGGTGATGGTACTCAAGAATTAAAGATACCTTTACAGGAATATATAAAAGAAGAACTACCTGACGTTTACTCAGTGCCTTTGTTTACGGAAAAGTTTTGCGACATGATGCTGGATGAAATAAAAAACATGGAACACTATCTAGGCTTTAGTGAAAATTCCGATGAAGATGAGTTACGTCAAATACCTGAAATAACCTTACAAGATAACGTTCCACAACTGTCTAGTAATCTACACAGCGTGGTATTAAACCACATGAACCCATTATTCACCGCAGTTTGGCAACGCTACAGTTTAAAGATAAATTCAATACAGTTAGCTAATTATAATTTAGCTAAAAGAGAACAGGGTGAGTGGCATCATGACGCTAGTGCGGATATATCGGTAGTTGTGCCTTTAAACACTGGTGAATATGAAGGGGGAGGTACTGAGTTCCATGGTAAAGGCGTTGTACCCCCTTTACCTAGAGGTCACGCTTTATTTTTCCCTAGTTTTACTCACATGCACCGTGGACTAAAGGTCGATAAAGGCGACAGATACCTATTGGTATTTTGGTTACTAGGAGCGTACGATTAGGCTTTACTGTCGTTTTGATGTAAGCTTTAATTACCCTAGTTAAATAAACTATAAGGAATAGTAATAATGAAAGACAGACCCAAGCTAACCCTAGTAAGCGATAACCCAAACCTGAAGACATACTACGTACCACTTACCAATATACAAGTAGAGATATACCCAGTAAAAGCTAGTTCCCCTGAGGAAGCTATCTGGAAAGCTAACCAAGGCAATATCGGTAGTATTATTAAAAAAGTAAGCTTAGAAGAAAGGCTTACTAATGATGTTTATTTAAACTCTGATATTGATACAACTACGTTATTCAGTAGACAAATAGACGACTTTGACTTAGATATAAAAGATTTTGACTATCCTATACCATGTAACTGATCGTAGCTATAGTAGGTTTTTATTAAATAACTTATAGGAAACTAATATGGATAAAGAATTACCGAAAGAACTACAAATTTCACTTAAACTATTAAAAAGGGTAGTTGACGCTTCAGAAGACCCAACTAATATTCAAAAGAGTCTAGCTAATTATACTGCCTACGTACAGATAGAAATGGTAGTTAATAGCTACATAGACTTTATGAAACTAATCGATACAAATAAGGAGAAAACTAATGCGAGAGTGTAACCACGAATGGTCTAATAGTTTTAGTATTAACGGGCTAGGCACTCTAGATAGTGTGTTAGAGTGTGAAACTTGCGGTGAAAGAAAACAAGAGGTGGACTTAACTAGACCACCCCACTTAAAGCACGTATCAACCGAAAGATACGAAAGTTTAAAACAGATTTTTAAACAACCCTTTTAAAATTCGGGGAAGTAACGTTCCAAAAGCTGTTAGCTGAGTGACGGCGTAATCGACCTAGATGTGTGTGATACCCCGTTACCAAATCATCGTTATGATGTATTAGTCACCCCGATTCATAATAAAGGGTTAATCTAGGACGCTCAGTACTGTTTAAAATAATTCCATGTTACATGGGTTATTAACCCCGTTTGCTTGGTGACGGGAAAAGGTAGGGAACAGCCATGTAACATGGCTCCACTATTAACTGTGAACTACCACACCAAGCACTCAATTAATCCTTTTTGAGTATGCTTTACTTTACTTATGATCATTACTATACTTACCCTGTAACTTAAAAAAGCCTTTAAGGAGGGCAAAAATTATGACAAAAGCTACGTTAAAAAAATCGGCTATCGCTTCGGTGAAGAGTCAAGTAAAAGAAGCCAAAAGCAACGTTAAGTTGAACTTTGGTAAATTCCACCCTGATGCTAAATTAAAAGCAACAGGTAAGAAAGTAACCAGTGACGAGAATAACGCTAGAGTTAAATCCGTTAATGGTAGAACAGTAAAAGAGGCATTAGCTGGTGGGTTATATACAGCTACTGACCTTAATTACGATATCAATAAGATTAAAACCTTGGAGATTGTGTAATGAGTGCTTGGTCTAAACAGACTAATGAAAGGGGTCAGGATTCGTGGTCAAAGCGTAATCCTGACAACTCCATTACGTTCCAGTTTTGGGATCCTAGTGACCCTATAGCTGTTAAACAACATGAAGAAGCTATGGTTGAAGTCAATAAAAAGATAGATAAACTTAATGAATAAAAACCTTAGATGTGATAAGTGTAGGGAGCCCATTGTCCCTGCATTTTTCGGTAAAAATAAAACAAAAGTCTGGACTAAATACACTTTAGACCCGATCAATTACATGAGTATGGAGGTCTGTAAGGCTTGCTACTACGAGGCTAACCCTCAAAAAGAAGAGTTTGACCATGCTTTACCTTCGGGTTGATGCGGTTAATACTTAACTTAGTTTAATTAATGATATATAGGAGTAAATTATGTCAAAAGTAAAAGAGTGTGTCATCTGCGAGGGTGATATAGAAGTAAAAAAGACCCCCGAGGGCAAAGTATATTGGGACCAGGGTGAAAACGCTGAGCCTTACGCGGAAGGTAGATGTTGTATGACTTGTAACTTAACACATGTGATACCTTTAAGGATGGCTACTATAGGTATGAAGCTATGATTAAATTATATAATTGTCTACTTGTTGACCCTTTCCGTGAGCATGTATTACGAATACAGTTACCTGAAGAACGTTTTTTAGATAGCTGTAAAAATGTTATGGGTATAACCAGCCCCATTGATATTATTACGTTAGCTAATGACCGTATGATTATATTAGATGACGAAGGTTTACTAAACGATGTAACTCAAAGATACTTTAAACTAGATGAGTATCCCCAACCCTTAGCAGGGCGAGCCATTATCGTTTCTTTTGATGACGAAGGTGAAACTACAAATATAGATAGTGAGGCTTTTGAACACTTTATACAGACCACTGACTTTAAACCTGACGGTCATGTTGAATCACCGTACATGGCGTTTACCCCCTTACCGTGAATATAGAAGACAGTAAAGG